TGAAATGTTAAGATTAGACACAATATTTATTGTACTTACAATCATTTCAATAATAGTAGTAATAGCAACAGAATCAATAAAAGGAGGCTTATAATGAAAGAATTATTAGGAGTTGTATTAATAACATTAGCTTTTATAGCATTTGCTTATATCAATATCTATATGCTTGTAATAGGCATAAAAGATATTATTGTAACTGGAGAAATTATTAAAGGTGTTTTTATTATCATAACAAGAGAAATTGTAGGTGCTATTATAGCATTTATAATAGGAATCTTTGGTTTAATATTAATATCAAAAAGTGAATAAAAATGAGAAAATTACATTGGTTTCTCTTAGGAGGAATAATTGTAGGATTATTAGTTCTTTACTTTTACAATGACCTATACTTAATATACAAAGATTTCAATGAGTTTGGCAAAACAAAAGTAAATGAAATGACAGTAAAACAATTAAGAGGTGAAATATATCTCTGGAGTTTTATTTCTGGAGCAGTAATATATTTTTGCTTTATACGTGAAAAATTAGTTAAAATCAAAAAACAAATCAAAGAATGTCAAAAGAAAACCTAATTAGAGAATTTTATTGTCATAGATGTGAAAAGAATATTTCTTTAGTACATCCATTAAAACCAGGAATTAAAAATGCTACTGTGCTTAAATCAATGGGTTGGAAATTTTATCCAAATATTGATGCATGGATATGTCCTGATTGTGCTAATGAGTTAGAAGAAGACAATGAAACTCTTAAAAAATATGTATTTACCTCATCAACAGAAGTATTTGCAGGAAGTGAAACTGAAGCAAAAGACAATTTTGCTGATAATAGTGTTAACTTTGCAGTAAATGCTGATATTGTTGAGGTAATTTATTGTTGAGGTAATTGAAGGAAAAGAAAAACTACCAAATGATAATGAAGAAATTTCCATTGAATATTTCTATATTTATCTGGAGAATATTAATACTCCACCTATGTCTTGGAAACTTGATGGTGATTTATTCTTCAGCAACAAATCAGAACTGGAAAAAATGAGGAAAGAACTCAAACAATCATTTGAAAGTATCTATAATGGAAAAGTAAAAATCTGGACAGATGTGGAAATTAAGAAGATTTCAGAAGAAACGTAGAATTTCATTATTAAAAACAAAACTCTTATTCTTACTTGGATTTTTTATAGTAGGAATAACAGGAGTTTTGTATGTTTATTCAGCAATAGGAGGAATATTATATCTTGTAAACCATTGGATGAGTAATGGTTTTGAAATTAGAATATTCCTCTTATTTATACTACATGAAATTGTCATATTTATTGCAGCAGCATTCTTATGGCTAATAGGAAGTTTATTAATGCAACATAACAAATAATATTATGGGAAAAATTGAAGTAAAAAAAGCTGAGTCAGGACCACAAACAGATATGGTTTTAGATTTAGCCAATGTTTTGAAAAACAAAACTGAAGAACTAAGAAAAGATTTAAGTGATAAAGAATCATTGTCTGTAATTGCACTATTTATTCCAACACAGATAACTGAAGAAGATGGAAAAAAAGTAGCAAATGCCAATTCAGGTATTCATCTTGATATGTCTTACTATGACAAAAGGATTATAGCGAGTGCATTCTACAAAATGTTTACTGATAATACTGAAATGTTTGAAATATTTGAACTATTAATGGAACAAATATCTGATAACAAAGAAGAATTAATAATAAAAATGCTTACATTAAAAATGAAAGCATTATTAGAACAAAAAAAAAGAGGTAAATAATTACCTCTTTTTTCTAATTGTTCAAATCAGTGAACAAAATCAATTACGAACTTCCCCTAATAAGAGCAAAAAACAAAAATATATGGAAAATAATCGTTATATCTATGATATTGAATTATATAAAAACCTTTTTTTGGTTATTTTTTTCAATATCAGTGAACAAAGATTTCATGTATTTGAAATTAGTCCGAGAAAAGATGATAGAGACAAACTTGTTCTTTTTTTAAGAAGTATTAATCTTTTGATAGGTTTTAATAATCTATCTTTTGATTATCCTGTTTTACATGAATTTGGAAGATTATATCCAAAGAAATTAACAGGTAAAAAGTTAGTCAATCTATTATTTAACAAAGGACAACAATTAATTAACTCTAACAACAGATGGAGTAATGCTATTAAAAAGCCATATATTCCACAAGTTGATTTATTCCTGATAAATCATTATGATAATTTTGCCAAAGCTACTAATCTCAAAGTACTTGAATTTAATATGCAAATGGACAATATTCAGGAATTGCCTTATCCATTTGATAGTATATTAACTGATAATCAGATAGATGATGTCATTTCTTATTGTAAGAATGATGTTGAAGCTACCTATAAATTTTATCAACATAATATACCATCAATTGAGTTCAGACAGAGAATGTCAAATCTCTATAATCACGACTTTACAAACTATAATGATGTGAAAATTGGAGAAAGAATACTGTTAGATGAGGTAAGTAAACAGATGAATACAGATATTTATACTGTTAAACAAATGAGAACTTACAGAGAATCAATGTTAATGAATGATATTATATTTCCATATATTAAGTTTAAAACAGAACCATTTAAGGCTTTATTAGATTGGTGGAGACCAAAAACAATTACAGAAACCAAAGGTCAATTTAATAGATTAGATTTGGAAGATGTAAGTCCATTGCTACCCTACTGCAACCCTAAAACTGAAAAAGGAAAACTAAAAAATCTAAATATTATCTTAGATGGCTTTCAATTTGACTTTGGAACAGGAGGACTTCATGGTGCTTTAAAAGCTGGTATTTGGAAAGAAGATGATGAAAATGAAATTATACTACTTGATGTGAGTAGCTATTATCCTAATCTTGCATACCACAATAAACTTCATCCACAGCATATACCTGTTGAAATATTTACACAGGTCATTGGTAAACTGTACAAACAACGCATGTTAGCAAAAGAAGATGGCGATATTGAAATGGTTAAAGCCATTAAACTTGCTCTAAATGGGGCTTTATATGGCAAGTCTAATTCTGAGTACTCGTTTATGTATGACCCCCAGTTTATGATGTCTATATGTGTAAATGGTCAACTACTGTTAAGTATGCTGGCTGAACAATGTATTCTACATGGATTTGAATTAATTCAAGTCAATACTGATGGTGTTTTAATCAGACTTCCAAGAAGTAAAAGAGCACATTTAGATAACATTGTTCAGCAATGGATGGAGTTAACAAATCTTAAATTAGACTATGATTTCTTCAAAATGATTGTACAGAGAGATGTGAATAATTATTTAGGAGTTTATAGAGATAATAGTCTAAAGTTAAAAGGAGCATTTGATTATAAATATGCAGAGAATGGAGATTGGCATAAGAATTTCTCAGCTATGGTAATTCCAAAAGCTCTTAAAGCCTATTATGTAGATAACATTCAACCAGAACATTATGTAAATCAGGCAGATATCTATGATTTCTTTCTAAGAACCAAGTATAATAAATCTACTAAACTCATTAAAAGAATAATGGCTGAAGATGGAAACATCATTAATACTCAACTGCAAAATGTTACCAGATATTATGTGGCTACAGATGGATTTGAATTTATCAAAATTATGCCACCATTAAAAGGTAAAGAGGAAAAAGGAGAGAGAGAATTTGCAGTTGAAGCAGAATATTTATGCATGGAAATGAATAAAATTTATCCTAATTGTTTACTAAATATGCGACAAAATATAAACTATCAATATTATATTGATAAGATAAGAGATATAATCAATTTAATAGGAACAATTTAAAATTAAAAGTTATGGGAGAAGAAAAAAAGATAAGAGCAAAAATTGGATTTGCTATTACAGTAGTATTTTTTATGGCAATGTTAATTACCTTAATTATGGGTACAGTATATTTAGTTACTGGTGATGTAAGTTTGGCTGAATTAACAATTTACATGAACTATACAGTAGTAGTCCTGTTGGTGTTATTAATAATTATCTAAAACAAATAATCATGGAACTTTCAAGAGAAGAAGAAAAAATTCTTTTAAATAAACTTACCAAAAAATACAAAAATAATAAAATTGGATTGTATAGTGGTAAAAATGACCCTGTTCATGGTAAAGCAATTGGAATATTGTGGAATACTCACTGTGATATTAAAATTGTTAAATTTGAACAAGGAAATGAATTTGTAACAGAAAAATTTCTACAAAAAATGTTGAAAGATGAAAACTAATTTGTCTGATGGTCTATACAGAGTAGCTACATCCTATCTATGTGCAGGATTTGTAGTTAAAAATAGTACTGTTATAAGAATAGCACCTATATTGATAAAAAAGTTTAATTATTTTAAAACAATAGCAATAAAAGTAAAATGAATGAATTAAGAGAAGTAATTATTGAGATGTTAAGTGAGAGGAGAGTATTTCCTCTTGATGTATCATCAACTTTTAAATTAAAATTTGATAGAACCAAAGGCTATTTTATAATTGATGGTAAATTTAAAGTAGCTAATTGTGATATACCAGTAGATAATCTGGAAGCAAGAATTAATCATACAGAGATTGTAACATTATCTGAAATTCAAGTTTATATTAATCAAAAAAATTATCAAAAATGAGTGAAGAAAACACAAATTTAGAAGAGTTGAAAGAAACTCAAAAAGGTGCATTTCTTGAATCTTTGGTTAGAAATAACAGAAAGATTAGAGAAGATAGAGCACTGGCAATATTTGAAGATGCAGAACTTATCTTTAAAAGAAAAGTAGAAGACCTGCAAGTTAAGCTAAACAGATTGAAAAGAAGCAGAGAGAATATGCTTGACTTATCTCCAAATAATGCTACATCATTAATTGTAGCTGCTGATTTTGATGCTGAAGAATATGTTAATAAAGACATGGAACTTGGTATTGAAATCAGGAATACTGAAATTGAATTAGAAATTGCAAAAGAGAGATATGTATATCTCTTTGGAAAGGAGTTATAATATGGGATATTCAAGTTATTCACATATAAATTATACTTCAGCTTCTACTAAGATGAAAAATCTTGATAGGAGACAAATATTCACTTCAACTTCTGTGCCTCAAACTATGGATATTAAGAATTTATCTGTAAGAGAATGCAGAGATAGTGAAGCTCATCCAGAAGCTCTACCTATTATTATAGGTTTAGATGTAACTGGCAGTATGGGTTATATTCCTGAGAAACTTATTAAAGGTGGATTAGGAACTATAATGCATACTATTATTACTACAAAAATAGCTGACCCTGCTGTATGCTTTGTAGCTATTGGAGACCAATTTTCAGACCAAGCACCACTACAAGCAGGACAGTTTGAGAGTGGAGACCAGGAGTTAATTAAATGGCTTAGAGAAGCCTGGTTAGAAGGTGGTGGAGGTGGTAGTTCAGAAGAAAGCTATCAAATGGCATGGTATTTTGCATTAAATCATGTAGAAACTGACCATTGGGAGAAAAGAAAGAAAAAAGGTATCATTATTACTATTGGTGATGAAGCTGTGCATTCTACATTAAAAAATGTGGCAGAAGCATTTGGTAAATCACAAGCAGAAACAATGACTACCAAAGAATTGTTGGAAAAAGTCAGTGAAAAATGGGATGTATATCATATCCATGCTAATGATGGTAGCTATCCTGTCCATAGTTCTACTGGTAAGAGAATTGTCAATTCGTGGAAAGACCTATTAGGTCAAAAAGTATATGTAGTTGACAATCATACTGATATTCCTAAAAAAATTGCAGAAATTATTAAAGAGCATGAATTAGGATTTATAGAAGCTGAAAAACAGAGAGTAGAAGAAGAAATTAAAGGAAAATCTGATACTGATATTTCTGGTGTGAAAAAGAAAATGTTATAAATGATTGACAGACAATAGTAAAATTTTTAGAAGTATAGAACATAACTACTGCTTTGCAACAGTTAAACTTCATTAATTGAAAATGTTATGTACTATTGTCTGTTTCAAAAATCTAAAGAAATGAAAACAAAAATTAGTATTGTAATAGGTTTAGGCTTTGGTGATGAAGGTAAAGGAAATGTGGTAAATGCTCTTAGTGATGAAGAGACATTAGTTGTTAGATTTAATGGTGGACATCAAGCAGGACATACAGTAGTTCACAAAGAAGAAAAACATGTATTCAGCAGTATAGGTAGTGGAGCATTAAAAGGTGCTCATACTTATTTGACTAAATATGTTGTAGTATATCCAACAGCAATGGTAAATGAAATAAAAACATTAGGATTTACTCCTGAAATATACATAAATGCAGATTGTCCAATTACTACTCCTTATGAGGTAATTTACAATAAGGCTTATGAATCTGTTTATCATCATGGCTCTGTTGGAGTAGGAGTAGGAGCTACTATTCACAGGGAAGAACAGCATTATCATTTGAGAATGAGAGATTTGTATTATCCTATTGTAATGGAAGAAAAATTGAGAAAGATTAGAGCACATTATAAAAATGTAGCTTTTGTAAGAGATAATCTACCATCACAATCTGAGATAAGTAAATTTATCAAAGATATTGAGAGAATGAAAAGAAAAGTGATAATTGTCAACAGTTATGAAGATATGAAATCATATCCACATATTATATTTGAAGGAGCACAAGGAATTATGTTGGATGAAATATGTGGATTTTATCCCAATGTTACAAGAGGAAGAACTACAGATAAAAATAGTGTTGAAATATTACAAACATGGGTTAGAAGTAATCAAATAACATTAAAAGATAAAATTAATCTTTATTATGTTACAAGAGCTTATGCTACAAGACATGGTAATGGTTTTCTTCCTAATGAAGATAAGATACCTGAAAAAGTATTTCGCAGATATATCAGAGAATATATGGATGAAACCAATGTATCACATAAATATCAGGGAAAGTTTAGAAAAACACTTCTTGATTTAGATACTCTGATGTATGCAGCAAATTGTAGTGTATTGAAAGATATAGTAGTTGATAAAAAACTTGTAATTACTTGTATGGATCAAATAAGAGATAATAATATCAAAATAATAAGAGATAGTAAAATTACTTCTATATCACCAAAGAATTTAGCAAGAGAATTAGGTATCTTTGATGTAATTATATCAAACTCGCCAGAATTAAAATTGTAATATTATGAAAATATTTGGTAGAGTACCAGTTAAAAAATCCTGGTCTATTGAATTAAAACCATCACTTATAACAGGAGATGTTTATTTAATGGCAGTTGATTCTTATACAGGAGAAGAAATTACTATCCTTATGGAATTTAGTGAGAATGGAAGTATTTTTCCTGTAAAGAATGCATTAAATAAATTAGTGAAAAAAGGATACAATACCTTAGAACACAACACCAGATGGGATAAAAATGGTGCTGTATTAATCAAAAAGTTTTAACCAGTAAAAAATAAAAGTTATGAACCTTAGAGAAAAATTATTAAAATCATCAAATGATGTAAAAAAAGCAATCAAAGTTCCTTTTCAGGTAAGAAAAGATAAAAAGGCTTTGGAAAGTTGGTTAATTGATAAAGAATCTGACATTGCAGATTTGGAATTGAAAATTCAGGAGCAAAAATCTTCTGATGAGTTTAATCCTGATAAAATTCTGGATATGCAAGATGATTTGGAAATTGCCAAAAGAAGATTTGAACAAGGTCAGAAATTGTTAGATGAATTGTTTGAAACTGATGTAAAAGATGAGTAGAATTAGTTTGGATTTTCTTGTAGGTAAGTTAAATAATATTCTAAGAAATGAAGGCTTAGGTATAGAAGTTACTTCTGTAGTAGCTGAGTCTGAATTTCATCCTGGTATAACTGGTAGAATAGAAATCAAAATAATAAACAGATATCTATCAAAATATCCGCCTAATTATTCATCAATTCTGTTAATGGTGTTAACAGATTCAATGGAAAGGAAAATAAGACTTCAGGACTATGATATTGTATATGATATTGCCAGAGGAATTTTAGAACATTTTGGTAAAGATGTATCATACCTTAATGCTGCAAGAAGAATGGCTGATAATTATTCTGCTCATTATAATTTTGATTTTTGTTCTGATTTTGTAGTAAACTCTAAATCATCTAACAAGAAAAATGAGAATAGAAAGAAAAAATTAATATTACTGCTATGACAAAATTATTAGTTAATGGTATTATTCCAGATGCCAGAACAATTAAAGATAAATTAAGAATGGAATTATATGGTCTTAATATAATTATTGACCTTTTTATTATACATGATGATGAAGGTATAATAACTGTCATTCTTGTTTATCAGAATGAAGTTTTTCTTGTCAAATTTAAATATAATAGTTGTGGTTATAATACTTTAGATGAATTGATAAGAGATTTAGCATGGAGCTGTAATAAAGTAATTAATAATCACAAAATTGTCAGTCATAAAGATGATACCATTAGAAAAAAAAGATTAATATTATTAACTTAAAATTATGGCACAAGAAGAAAAGAAATATGAATTGACCAAAAAACAGATTGCTGAATTTGTTATATTGGGTATTATTGCAGAAAGAACAGTTAATGGAGTTCAAATAACAAGAGAATTTATTAATAACAGTATTATTGCAACAGTAAAGGATTTAGATTCAAAAGAAGATTCTAAAGTTCCTAATTCTGCAAGAAGTACTATTGATAAAATACTAAAAATTATCTAATATGTTTAAAGAACTCAGAATTGCTGGAGTAAATACTGATAACCCCCAAGATTTAAAAGATTTCAGTAACTGGATGATAGAAACAGGTAATGTGGTAGTTGCAATTACAACAGATGCTAAATATTTAGATAGTTTCAAGGAGAAAACAGGAGATAAAAGTATTAAAGCTATTGCTTTAGTACATGTGGGTGAAATAACAATGAAAAAATTTAAAGATGATGCATAAGGAGAAAAAGAAAATACAGGAAGAAGCATTAAATGCTTTACTGAGCAATGGTGGAAAAGGATTAATTGCTATGGCTACTGGTAGTGGTAAATCAAAAGTTGCAATAGATTATCTCAAAAAGAAAACCAATAAAGACAGCAGAATATTATTAGTAGTTCCAACTGAGAAATTAAGAGACAGAGATTGGGAGAATGAATTTTCTCGTTGGAATGCTAAGAGGATTTATAATAGAATTGATAGAGAGTGTTATGCTTCTATTAAGAAAATTGAAAATCGTTATTATGATGTTGTAATATTGGATGAAATTCAGTTTATTACTCCAAATAATGCTGAATTTTTTGAGAAAAATCATATTGAGAATATTGTTGGTTTATCTGCTACACCACCACATGAATCTGAAAAACGTGAAATTTTAAACAGATTAGGAGTTCACGTAGTCTATGAATTACCATTAGATGAGGCTGTTAAAAGAGGAATAGTTGCTCCATTTGAAATATATCTTGTTAGTATTGACTTAGATGATAAGATAAAGTATATCAAAGCAGGTACTAAGAAGAAACCATTTTATACTACAGAGAAGAAAAACTATGATTATCTTACTAAAAAGATTGAGAAATTGAAAATTACTCCATCACCTTATGAAAGAATTAAATTTGTAAGACTGGAGAGAATGAGATTTCTATATAATCTTAGAAGTAAGGTAGAAGTAGCTAAACATTTGTTGGGTAAAATACCAGAGAATGAAAGAACTCTGATATTTGCAGGAAGTATTAAAGTGGCAGAAGAATTAGAACCTCATACATTTCATTCTAAGAGCACTAACAAGGATTTTGATGACTTTGTACATGAGAGAATTAATAGGCTCTCAGCAGTACAGGCATTGAATGTAGGAGTAAATATTCCAAACCTTGATAATGCAGTAATTCAGCAAACCCAATCCAAAGAAAGACATTTAGTTCAGAGGATTGGGAGAATTGTAAGATGGAGAGAAAACCACAAGGCTAAGATTTATATCTTGTATGTCAGAGATACTGTTGATGAAGAATGGGTAAAAAATGCCATATCTAATATTGATGAACAGAATATCAAGCATATAAGATATAAACATAATTATTAATTAAACTTTTCAGGGAAGATGATTAACAGAGAAGTGATAGAAAAGTTAAAAAGTTATGGTATAAATGTTGACAATGCATTAACTTATTTGTTATCTTTATACTATAATTTAAAGCCAGACTACATTCCTGAACTTGTTATAAAACAGGTAAATACAACAGGAATACTTATTAGGAATTATAAAAAGGGAATAGTTGAATGGACTATTCCCTTATTTTCCGACAAACCTATGCCTGAGCATCTTGTTAGTAAGTGGGATTGGGTAATCACTGAATACAGAAAGATGTTTATGGATATTGACCCTAAAAAAGGCGGAGATAGAAAAAGTTGTATAGTCAAAATGAAACAGTTTTTTGCTGAAAATCCTGAAGTTAGAAAGGATGATATATTAGAAGCTACTAAGTTATATTTAAATCCATTTGCTTTTGGATATGAAGATACAACATATATGCAGCAAGCTAATTATTTTATCAGTAAAATGACTAAAGCTCATGGTACAACAAGCTATGAATCACGCCTATCTGAACACATTGAGCTACTTCAATTAAAGAAGAAGCAAGATGAAATTTACAAACACAAAAACAATGTTTTCTAATGGATAGCTTTCTGAAAGAGTTTGAAGATGGTTTGCAAGGTAAAAATTTAGGTTTACCAGTAGGCATACCATCACTGGATGATGCTATCAATGGTCTGCAAAGAAAGCAGATTATTGGATTAGCAGCACCACCTAAAGCAGGAAAGTCAGCATTAGCCCTATTTTCTTTTTTGATACACCCATATTTATACAGCATTGATAATGATGTAGATATAGACTTTATATTTTTTAGTCTTGAAATGGATTTAAATCAATTAAGATATAGGGTAGCTGCTTTCTTCTTTTATTATGATTATGGAATAAAAGAATTTACTCATAATGGCAAAATATATCCTATTTCTGCCAATTATTTATTGAGTAAATTAAAAGATGAAAATGATTTTATCACAGTTGATGGAAGAAAAGTTAGAAAACCAATAATACCAAATGAAGAACACCAAAGAATATTACATGAAATACATGAGAAAAGATTAGTACCAATGTTTGGAGAATATAATGGTCATGTTCTTGTTAAACCAGGTAAAGTAAGAGTTATTGTTGATAGCAAAGAAGCTAATCCAACAGGAATAAGAAATTTCATACTAAATTATGCTAAAGAAAATGGAAGATTTCTGTTTGAAGAATATGAAACTACTAATGAAGCTGGAGTAAAAGTCAAAAGACAAAGATTATCAGGTTATGAACCTAAAAATCCTGAGAAATATACTATTATATTTATTGACCATTTGAGAAAAATGCCCATTGAAAGGGGCTTTACAATTAAACAAAATATTGATAAGATGTTAGAATATCAGGTACAACTGCGAAATTTATGTAGTTTTACATTTATTGATATTATCCACATGAACAGAGGATTGGCAAATGTTGACAGAATGAAACATGTTACTGACAGATTATTTCCAACACCAGAAGACATTAAAGATACAGGAAATGTAAGTGAAGAAGCTGATATGGTTATAACTATGATGGACCCAACAGATGAAAGATATAAATTAGCAAAACATTTTGATATGCCAATAGCTAACTATCCAAAATATAGGAGTATTCATTTAGTTGAGAGTAGAACTACTGAAGCTCCTATGCATTTAAGAGTAAATTTTACACCAGGAATAAATTGGTTTGAAACCTTAATTCCTGATAATGAATTAATAAGCACAGGAATATGAAAAATCAGTATAGTAAGTACAAAAATCCTGATGGAAGTACTAAAAGAAGTAAAAAAGAAGTCTTACAGATGACATCAGGCATTACAGGAAGACTTTGGGGATTAAGTCTGTTTGGACATACAGGTAGAGGAAGAAAATTCAGAAAACCTGTTAATAAAGCAGAAAAAATCAGAAGAAGAAAACAAAGAAGGTTAAATTTAAAGAAGAAGTAGTATGGCTAAAATATTAATTTTAGGTGAATCTGGTTCAGGTAAAACAACTTCAATTGGTAATATTCCTGAACTCAATATACAAGGATTAAATCCACAAGAAACATTTATTATTGCATGTACTAATAAAGAACTACCATTCAGAGGATGGAAAACTCTTTATACTCCTGCAAAAATAGATGTAAATAATAATGTACCAAAACTCTCAGATGTTGGTAATTATTATCAGACAAATGTAGCTGCTAATGTAGCATCTTTGATTAAGATGATTAGTTCAGACAGAAATGATATTAAAAATATTATCACTGATGATTTGAATTATGTACTTCAGGACTATTATATGGCTAATGCCAAAAAAGGTGGTTATGATGTATATAAAAACATTGGTTTACAATTAGCAGCAATATTTGATGCTATTAATTTCTCAAACAAGAATATTATTGTTCTTGCTCATCATGAGGAATTTAAATCAAAGAATAATGATACTATCAGTTACAGAATGAAAACTGTTGGTAATATGGTCAATAATTATATTACTCCAGCAGGTAAATTCAGTATAGTACTATTTGCAGACCAGATATATGATGAAAATACAAAGACTACAAAGAAAGTATTTGTAACTAATTATGATGGTAATTATCCTGCAAAATCCCCAGTAGGAATGTTTAAGGAATTATATATTCCTAATGATTTGGGATATGTTTTAAAAGCAATAGAAGAATATGAAAATACTCCTATTGCAGAAGTAAGTAATTAAATAATTGTCTAATATAAAATTAAAAGAAAATGAGTGAAAAAAAACAAATTTCAGTCAGTGCAGTAATTGATGACTTAAACAATGGTTTAAGCAGACTGCAAATTGGAGAGAAGTATGGACTTACAGCCAGAGAAGTAAAAGAAATGTTTAAACATCCGTCATTAAAAGGTAAAAAAGCTAAAAAAGTTTTTGAACCCAGCTTTGAACTTGTTGATGATGTTCAAAAAGACAGTCCTGAAGATGAACCTCAACAGAGTGTAGAAGATACTACTGATGCTCCTCAACCTGGCTTATTTCAGTAAAAGGTTTTCCATTACCTTAGAACAAAAATGGTTTAATAATTTTTAACTTTTAAAAACTTTGAGCTTATGAGTGAAGAAGTAATGAACACTGGTTATGGCTATGAATCTGATAAACCAGCAACTGGTGCAAGAATAAAATTTGGATTAAATTCAGGTGTTACCAGAATGATAAAATTTGAATATAATGATAAAGCAGGAAAAGATGGTACTGATGGAGAAGCTTTAGATATTGTATTCAGTATTGATGGTAATGAAACTTCCTACAGATTATTTCCTGTAACAAGAGCCTATGATGATAAAAATAATATCATAGAAGATGTAAGGCATCCTGCATTTATTAAAGCAAGAAAGGATTTTAATGCAAATATGACTCATATTTTGAAAGCATTTATTTCAGAAGAAGAGTTGAAGAAAGCATTTTCTCAGCCTATTGAAAATTTCAAAAGGTTTTGTGAAGTTGCTAAAGCTGCATTACCACCTAACTTTGATAAAATAATTCTGGATGTATTTGGTCAATATCAGTTTAATATTTCAGGAGATAATGACAGAACATGGATAAGACTTCCTAAAAATGTAAAACATGGAAGATGGATATGCAAGCATATACCAGCTAAAAGTGGTGAATGGAAAGAAATTAGACCCAATGGTGGTCTGAAATATGTGGATATTGTAAAAAATGAAGCAGGAGAAATAGTTGAAGAAAATTATCATCCTTTTGTAAGAACTGAATGGTATATGAATAGCAATTTTGCTAATCAGATTGTTGAAGAAAATGCAATTGATAATGCAACTGGTGTAAGTAATACTGAACAACCAACTTGGGGAGGGGAATAAAATCATGTATGGTTTTCAGGATGAGTATATACCATTGACTATTAATGAAGTCTTAAAAAGAGTCTCTCAGGAGGAGATTTTTAAGATGGTATTCAAGGAATATCCTGTTATTGGAAAGAATTATGTTTCACCCATAAGAAATGACAATACAGCAGGATGCTTCTTTGGATATTATGGTGCTAAATTATATTTTATTGATTTTGCAAGTAGTCCATCTCATTTTGATTGTTTTAATATAATTCAAAAGTACTATACCTTAACATTTAAAGAAGCATTGATATATATCAATTCTTACTTTGAATTAGGCTTAGAATTTGGAGAAACAGCAAAACCAATAATATATGAAGAACCATTAGTAGTAAAACATGGTAGTAATAGACCCTCAATAGATATTATGTACAAGATAAGACCAATGAATGGTGTTGACCAAAGCTATTGGAAAAAGAAGTATGATATCACAGATGAACAGTTGATTTCTGATGAAGTATATCCTATTTTATGGTACAAAATATTCTATCCTGATAAGCCTTCAAAAGCTTATAGACCAAGAACTATTACTTATGCTTATTCTGGTTTTGAAGCCAACAGAGTTAAACTCTATAGTCCTCTTAGTCCTACCAAAAAGGGAAAGTGGTTATCTAATTGTACAGCAGATGATGTTGGACAAATAGATAAATTGCCTTTATACGGAAATAAATTAATTGTGTCAAAAGCCTATAAAGACAGTAGAATACTAAGAAACTATGGAGTTAACTCTGTTTGGTTTCAAAATGAAGGTACAGTTCCAAATACATCTATACTTGTTAATTTATGCAATAGGTTTGATGAGATTATAATTCTATTTGACAATGATAAACATGGTCATCAATCCTCAGAGAAGATTGAAAGAGTTATAAATTCTCATTTTCCACTAAAATCAAGAAGGGTTTTTATTCCTGAAATATCAGGGTGTAAAGACCCTTCTGATTTTTATGAGATGTACGGAAGAATAGAATTATTAAGTATCTTAGTCCAAAATAATATATTATGATTGAAAATATACATGAATCTTGGAAACCATTTTTCTTCAATCTAATAGAAAAAGATTTCTTTAGAGAAATAGATTTATTAGACCCTGAAACTATATATCCTGATAAAGAAAATATATTCAGAGTCTTTGAAATGCCAATAGATGATATTAAAGTAGTCATAGTTGGTCAAGACCCTTATCCACAACCTAATCATGCAGTAGGATTAGCATTTGCAGTTCCTGCAAGACAATCTAAACCACCATCATTAAGGATTATTGAGAAAGAAGTAGGACATGAAATAGATAGAACAATGATTAAGTGGGCAGAGCAAGGAATATTTTTACTTAATGCTGCTCTAACTGTTAAACGTGGACAATCTGGTAGCCATATACAATTATGGAAACCATTTACTGCTAAAGTAATAGAACACATATCAGAACATCATCCCACAATTTGGTTAATGTGGGGATTGTTTGCACAAGAATATATTCCTGACATTAAAAATTATGTATATCAATACAGAACGGATAATGAAGAAAATAAAAATGTAGTTCTTGTAGCACCTCATCCAGCAGCAGAAGTTTATAGAGAAGGAGCTGGATTTATTGGATGTGGGCATTTTAAGCAGGTAAACAAAATATTAAAAAAAGAAAATAAACAATTAATTAATTGGTAAACCTTTAAAATTTTAAGAAAATGGCAAATGAAGTAGCTACAACAAAAAGAAAAGTATTAGTATATACCACAGTTGGTAGTACTGCTACAGAAATTGAATCTGATGCTAAACTCTGGAATGAGTTACAGACTCAGTTAAGTCAGGTAGGTGTAACAGATTTCAAGAAATTGAAATGTGTAGTTGGAGAAACCAAAGTAACTTTGGAAAGTCCAAATGCTGTACTTCCTGATACAAACTTCACCTTATTTGTTCTTCCTAAGAAGAATAAATCTGGTGCTACTGACTATTCTGACTTATCTTACAAAGAGTTAAAAGCAGAAGTTAAAAAGATTCTTGCTGATAATCCTGAAGCCAAAAACTATTTCAGAGATGGAAGCAGAAACTGGACTCAGTTATCAACAGACACAATGAGAGAGCTTTTAGCTTCTTATGATAGTATTTCTAACGAAGAAGTAGAGAATGTTGCTGAAGAAGCAGAGAATGTTGAAGAAATATCTTATGATAAAACTTCTTTGACAGAATTTGTAAGTATAGTAAATCCTAATGTTAATTTTGATGATTTTACAGAGAAAGAAGTCAACAAAATTGCCAAATATTATGGTAAGATTTATGTAATGGCTTCTGAAACAATTCAAAGAGTTAAAGAAGAATCTCTGAGAAAAGCAGCAGAAGAGGATTTAAAGCATAAAAAAGAAGAACTGA